TACGTGGCCTACGTCGAGGGTCTTTATTAATAGCAGTCTGTGTCTCTACCATCACTCCTGGTGCTGTGATAGCCGCCGCATCTCTAGCACCTCCAGCGGCAGCAGCCGCTGCTGTGGTTACAGGTCCTGCTACTGCTGGCACTCCGACTGCTACTCCCCCTACTACTCCTCCTACTCCTCCTGCTGGTGCTCGTGCAACGAACCCACCACCTGCTCCTCCTGCTCCACCTGCTCCGCCCGCTCCTGCTCCACCTGCGGGTGCTCCTGGCCCACCTGCAATATTTACCTGCCCACCACCCAAGAAAAACTCTTTTAACTCACAGACACAGTCTCGAATACTCGCAAGGATACCATTAGTTTCACCAGCAATCAAAGCAATAAGACCACTACTATGCTCTGCGATAGGCTCAAACAAGTTACTAAAGAACCCAGCAGTTTCAGGGCTCACGCCCGCTTCTACCAGTTTACGTCCTGCAAACATGGCTTCCAAACGTGCTCGTTCTTCAGCCATTCGAGCCGCTGCCTGTAACCCCTCATTCTCTGGATCATCTGCCGCGTTTAGTGCTGCTTTAGCTGCCTTTGCACGTAACTTCAACGCACGCTCAGTGGCCTCTCGGGCACGAGCTTCATGGAACATCTTCAATTTATGTAACACTATGTTAAGGGCAATAAGATCTTGCACACTTCGCACTTGTTCTGCAAGTGACTGAGCAGCTTTATCTTCTACTCGTAATACATCTTCTTTGATTTGCTTCAGTTTCTTGGCATCGTCCGCTAACTTCTTTTTCTTTTCGTCTTCTATTTTCTTAGCTTCTGCCGCTGCAACTTCTTTTTTGACCGCTTCTAAACGTGCCCGTGCTATCTCATTAAAATTAGTCAAGGCTTCCTGATGTTCCCGTTTCAATCGTGTTTTCTTAGCAACACTTGCTCCTTCCTCAATATAGTATACCTCATCCATTTTCTGCTTCTGTGCGTCTATGTATAGTTTGTTTTCTAGTTTAATTACTTTTATCCTATCCCCCGACATTTTAGCAAATTCAATTTGCTGTCGAATAGCTACTTCTTGTCTTTTTTTATCCGCCTTTTTATTTATCTCTACCAAGTCTTTTTGCCACCCAGCGTCCGCTAACTTCTTTTTCTTTTCGTCTTCTATTTGCTTTTCGTTTAACTCACCCAAAGTTTTCTTTTGTCTTTCTACTAATTCCGCTTGTTTGTCTCTCGCCTTTTCTGCATCCTGTACTCTACGTTTAGCGTCCATTACCGCTTCGATAGAACCTCCCGCTTCCCTTACTTTTTCTCTATGTTTTAAAGTTCTATCGAGTTCTGCTTGTAACTTCTTTAGATTATCAACTTCCAGAATATGACTTTCTTCTAGTTGTGTAAACTGTGCTTTTCCATCCTCAAAACTAATTCTAGCTTTGACTTTCAAATCTGCAATTAAACCCTGAACAGCCTCACGTTCTTTATTTAAACCTGTAAGCCTGCTGGCGGATGCCTTCAAATATAACTTATCCAAAGCCTTGTTAGTATCTAGTAGTCTTTCGGTTAAATCTTGCTGCTCCTCTATGCTAGCCTTTCTTTCTTTTGCTACTTCTAGCGTTTTCTCCATTTCCCTTCGTTCTTCCTGAGTAAATTTTACTACTTCTTTTTGTCCATCCACCTTCATCTGCTGTAATTTTGTTGAATATTCTATTAACTCATTATTTCTCTTTATATTTGAACCTGTAACTTGTATCTGTGCTTGTATATTGTTCCACTCGGTACTGTGCTTCTCTACTTGTCCACTATCTAACTTATCTTGATACGCATCTAGGACTATTTGTAACTCTCTATTATTTTCAGTAAGAATTTCAATACCGCTACCATACAACTCCAAAAAGTCTAGCAACTGTTGCTGCTCTCCTATGGCAAGGGTATCCCCCTTGGCTACTCTTTCTAATAAACTCATCATCGCACTAATATCTGAAGTTGTGCGTCCTGCACTTTTACTAACTTTTTCCAATGATTTTTGTGTCTCTTTCCATGCTTCATTGGCTGCGTTTATTGCGTCTGTCTGATCCTGCAAACTCTGAGTAGACTCATCTAACCAATCAGTAAGGTCTATCCCAAACCATCCTGCAACCGCCACAGTTACTTTTTTGACTACATCTACTAACGCTATCAATATTTGCATTGCAGCAACAACAGCCAGACCGAGAGCCGTAAACACCAATGTGGCTCCAACAATAGGGGCTAATAATTTAGCAGCAAAGACCGCTGCTACTATACCCAAAACAACTAATAAGGGCTTAAATGTTTCAACAAATTTTGCAACTACTTCCATTGATGCACTTACTATCTTTACAAATAACTCCCATGCAGATAATGTATCTACCCCAAATGCCTCCGTAATACCCGCTGCAAATACATCTAAAAGTGCTACAATTCTTTCAAATATAAAAGAAAAAATCCCCGTAAAAGTAACTATAGCATCTGATATACTGCCCAAGATGCTAGATACTGCTCCTTCCACAGTACCTAGCTTAGATACCATCAAAGTAGAACCACTGTCCCAAACCTCCGTCATAGCCAGAAAAGCAACTCCTACGGCTGCAAACAAAGGAATCAACTTAACAAAAGCAACTCCTACTGACTTAAAAAAGGGAATAAGTAAGCCTTTCATTGTCCCCAATAGGCCCGCCAATCCCCCAGTTGTCCCCGCAAGAGCAGTCGTAGAAGTGGCAGCCGCTCCCGTAGCAGAAGTAAATCCAAATAATGCAGTAGTGGCAGCAAGAGTACCCGCTGTAAGCCTATGCATAGCGGCAGCAGCGGCGCTACCACTGCCTGCAAGAAGGGTAGCCTTTGTAGTGGCCCAAGCCATAGCATTACCGGCATTATCTACAGCGGCTGAAGTAGCCAGTAGGGAGATAGCTATACTCGCACCTACCACAATCATCCCACCTAGAGCACTTAGAAATAATCCAATAGGGATTAGAGCAGCACCCAAAGCCGCAGTAAATACACCTAAAACCACTGTTACCGCAATTAGTGGTTTTACAAACTTTTGGAAATGCTCACTTTTAATAGCATCTGCAATAACTGTTAGCATATCCACAACAGCCCTAGTAACTTGAATCATCTCTTTTTCAACAGCTTGGAATAAATTTATTTTTATAACTTCTACCCGAGATTTAAATTCTGCAATGGCTCCTGATAAATTATTCCAACGAAGGGTCGCCTGCTCCAAAGCTGCCCCAAAGCTATTATTAATAGCATCGCCTAGTTCCTTGAGTTTATCTGTCGGAGTATTCTGTAATGCTAAGAACGCTCTACCCGCCCGTTCTCCAAAGAACTCCATTACATCGGCAGCAGAAACATTTACCCTTGAGAACTCCTTAACGATCTCTGTAAGACTAACTACTTCTGGATTAACCGCTGCAAAAGTAGAGCCGTACTTTCGCATCAACTCATCTGATTTTTCAACCTTACGAATCAATCCAGAAAGGATCTGGGCAACACCTGTACCCGCACGGCTAGATTTGATACCTGCATTTGCCAATGCGGCCAAGGAAATAGTAACATCTTCAATAGACTGTGACAATGCCGATGCAACCGGAGCTGCAAAACTAAATGCATTTGCTAATTGCTCTACTGTTGTATTTGATGCTGCCTGTGCCGCTGCCATCACATCAGAAACACGGGCAATATCTTCCCCGCGTAACTTGAATGCATTCATAAAATCAGCCGATATCTCGGCGGCCCGGCCTAAATCTAACATCCCCGCCAAAGCCAAATTAATGGTAGGCTCTAATGCTCCAAACGCTTGCTCTGTAGATAAACCCGCTTGCCCTAAAAACCGTAAAGCAGTGGCTACCTCGCTCGCCATAAACTTAGTATTAGTAGCTAATCTTATAACTTCCCCCTCTAACTTAGCAAAGCTAGCAGCCGCTTCTTCAGTCGGCTTACCTAGACCCCCCATAACAGATCTGACTTGATCCATTGTTTGAGAGAATTCAGCACCTACTTTACCTACGTTACCAACAGCTAAACCTATTGCTGCCCCTACTACTAGAGCCACTTGGCCCACTCTCCTCAAACCACTACCTATTTGCTTCATAGCACTGCCTACATTTACCAATGACTGCAAATTGGCTCGTGCATTAGCTGCACTACTTGAATGCATCCTTTTATATAAATCATTAGCAGCGGAAGCCGCCTTACTCACATCAGCCAGTTTGTCCTGCTGCTCCTGCAACAAAGAATTTAGCTGTGCAAGATCGGCTGTTTGTTTCCTGCTCGCTCCGCCTGCTGCCGCCGCTGCTGCTATTATAGCTCTTTGTTGTTTTTTATATTTTGCAATTTTCCTTTCAATTTCAATTGATTCAGCAAGAGCCTGAGTCTTTACACCCATCTTCAACTGGTGGTACACATCGCGGGCTTTCTGAATACCGTTGACAACGCCGTCAACTTTTGCAACCATTCGAATAATAATTTCTGGGGTCATCTTGGCACTCTTTATTCCTGTGTGACGTGCAGCATCCCAGGTGGAACCGTTAGTTCTCCCCCACTAGGTGCCCACTCCTTTTCAGTATCCTGTGGCCGAATACTCCGCAAAAAATCACTTACTGCATTTGTATCTGTGGAGTTCGACGCCCTTTGTGTATTTACTTCCTTAACGACATCATAATATTTTCTAATCCCCATTGCAATCAAAAGATGATGTAATACACAATAAGGCCGATCCAAGATATACTCATTGGACCAGCCATATTGCATTGCGAATGTATCTATGATTTGTGCAACGGAGTCGCATTCAAGCTCTATTCCTTCTCTTCGGTCGGTGTCATCGTCCCGACCACTTTCTGAAAAAGTTTTTTCAGACTCTCCCAATCAATAGTATCCGACATCGTAGCAATAAGCTCTGCTGCATCCGTAAGTGTGATGTCAGCAAAAAACTCTTTGTTACGATTAGTGCAAGTGCTTGCACACACGCAAAACAAATCGTAAGCGACATCATCCTCCAGCATACCAATCATGTCTTCCGTAGCCAACTCTGTATCCGACTTGAAACTTCCCATAAATGTAACAATGGCTCTTGAGTGCTGCACCACCTTGCGGAAAGGCGGGTCAAACACGTCAATTTCCTCACCCTTGATAGTACACTTAACCGGTTCTTTGACCATTACTGACATTGCATTTTCCTTTTACTTTTCATTGTGAATGAATCAACTGCCTCAATTTACTTTGAGCATCACAAAAACTGCGAGGCTCAACAAAACAAGCCTCATTCATGTACTCATTGACGAGGGTGTCTATTTCCCCAGTAGTCAGAGGGAGTACAAAAGTAAAAAATAACTCTCGACTATTGCCCACCCCCGGATGGTGCTTCTTCATTTGCACATCCGTCTGTGCCCACAAAAAGGCCGCTAGATTGAAGTCTTTGGTAACATACTCGTTCCTTTCCTTGACACCATCCACCATAGTACATCTCCATTTTTCTTTACATTTTTGAGAGTAACACTTACACAATATCTGCGTAAGGAATACTGACAGTAATATCTCCGGTCATGGTAATATTACTCTGTTCCGTCAGAGTCAGGTCACCGAACTTGCCACCGAAGTTCCAATCAACATTAGGATAACCATTTCCGGGGTAATCCAGATCGGCACCATCAGTGATAGCCGTGTCACCGTTTGTATCCAGGTCAGCTCGCTCTGCAATCACGAACTGAGAAATAGCATCAGCCAGGATTGCTCGGAGATACCGAATATCTGTTACTTGGTTGATGAGATCAGTCAGAGTAAATCGAACGATATTGCCAGACGGATTGGACTTGACGACCGTGAAGTCTCCGAATCCACCAATATCTACGTAAGAATGAGCCATTCGTATACTACCTTGTTTTATTGGGGGGTTTCACTGAAGTAAGGAACACCCTTACTCAAGAATGCTACAGTTGTCCATTACGAAACAGTCGCATCACATCATGTCGAATTCTACGCCGACTAACGTGTACAAGACCTAAGCTAGCTTTGATGGCATCAATCACTGTTAGCATATCACCTGACCGCCGAGGCAGTCGCATAAATGCAGTGACTTCCGTAACAGTATTGATGCCAAGTGATGTTACTTCCGTATCTACATCAGTTCGGATATTTCTCACGCTTTATTCCCTTCTAGCACTGTGCAAGTGCTTGCACTGAGTTTGAATTTAACCCACAGTTCACTCAGCGTAACTCGTTTACTTTTTCGCTGTTGTTTAAATATACCATAAAAGCAAGATTTTGTCAAGAATAAAAAGAAAGAAAAGGAGAAAAAGAGTTTACGGGGTGATAGTTAAGAATCTGTTATGGTCCCAAAATTGCCTGAAGTATCTTTCAGAACTTCCATCTCGACCGCATACATAGTAGCTGAATCTCGGGTCATACCGTACTCTTTACTGCCGAACGACACAGCCTTCGGCAAAGAGAAAGTACGAGTACCGCAACTCGGCCCCGGACCCACCAGAGAAATTACATTCTCCGCAACCCAGCAGGCATCATTATACCCCAGGGTCAAGACGGAGCCCGACAGGTTGACTGTCGGCAACATCATCGCAATACGCATCTGGTCCAAGCTTACTTCCAGGAGGTTGAACCGGACATACATACGCTCCATTGACCTGCCTTTACGAACAATCCCGTTCGCCTGGTCAGCATCAACATCCACAAACTCGGTATCGTACGCTACTGTAGTTCCACCCTGTGTGTAACCGATTTCAGTCCCATTGACCGAAACAGTGGCAGACCCGATAAGAATATTATCAGCATTGTTAGCCATGTGATTTCTCCTTTAAGGACAAGCCGCTGAAGTATCCGCTATGATTTCAATGATATTTTCATCTTCCCATACATGTCCGTCAGCGTACTCAACTTGTTTTGCCTCCAGTCTTTTCTTCCAAGTTGTTTGATATACTTTTATACCCGTGTCGGTGAAGTCATAGAAATCTCGGTTGTCGGTTCTTTGTGCAAACAGCAATTTAACTCTGTCTGCTATTTTCGTAACTTCTAAAATGTCGTTTCCATACGCTCGAAGTCTAACCACAAATCTAGTAATCATAGGATACGCATCTACTGCCCCTAATCCCAACCTAACTGTCGCAGACAAGTAAGGTACTTTACCTCCCGTTCTTGGGTACGCTCCACCTATTGTTTTATTTATCCCTGTATGACCTGCCAGCGTTACCAACGTAGCATCAGTCCTTAACTTGGTTATCAGTTTTCCTTGCAGTACTTCATTGCTCATCCTATTGCCTTTGCTACTTCTCGTTGAATGAGATCAATGAGGGGTTGTTCGGCTGTTTCTAACGCTGCCCCAACGAAGGGATGGGCCGCACTTCCTTCTCTTTCAATCTTTTCCGCAACTTCTACTGCCGTCTGTACAGGGTCAGGGCTTATAATCTTCATAGCTGCCCACTCAATTAGTCTTGTAAACTCTTCCTGGTCCACATCTCTTTCTTCAGTCCCCTCATCCACCATTTGAACATAGTCAACTGTGGACCTTACCTCTACCGAGTACTGATTTAGTTTTACTACTTTAAAACTATCTTTGAGGTTCTCCTTAAAATCTATCTTTTCACCTTCTATTTCTCGTTGTAATGCTGGAATAACTACTGCAGCTACCGATTCCATTAGGATATCTGATATCTTTGCTTCAGTTTGTTTTCTAAATCTCTCTAACGACTCTTCACCCAGAAAAGCTCTGAACATATTCTGACTGAATCTACTACTACCTCCCTCTTTAATTATTATCTCAGTAAGCATATCTAGTCCAATGTGATTACTAATGATGTATGGCGAAAATTGTTCTGGTTATCCCTTTGGTGTTTCAAATAACAAACCTTGTACTGAGTGCTGGCAGAGATAACAGAAGCTGATGCTCCCGCTGCTAACGTCAAATAATAAGTACCTTCCTGCGTCAATGTAGACATATACTTGGCAATGACCTTCCACATCTTTTTACCAGTGAATCCAAATATCTTTAGCTGATCCTCACCACTAAGTACTGTAATTCTAGCATGATGGTCATCAAAAAGAGCTACTTCAGTTCCACCTGCTGTTAAATTACCCATAGCATCTTCGGCTTCTGCCAAAGTACTGATTTTTATTTTATCAACTAAACCCCTTACAGACATAGCTCAATTCCCTGCTTTACTTTCGAGTACGAGAACTCTTCGTTCAAGGTTAGCAATGTTGGTAGTATACTTTTCTTCCCTGGTATCTCTATCGTCTCTTCTTTTTGCTAACTCTGTTTTTAACTCACTTACTGTTACATTCATATGATTTAATTCAAGCTCAAGAGCAAGTACAGTAGAAGTCGTCTCGTTGAGAGTTGTTCCTACCCAACCACATGCAGAAACAACTATCAACATAATTACAGCGGCGACAACTTTCTCAAGGTTCAAGCCTGGACGCTCCCGTCTCCCTGACATTTTCTCCAGAATAGCCACCAACCGATCCTCAGTGCTAATGGGGGTATCCTCTGACACTAATTTGTCCTGCCTTCCAACGTGTGCAAGTGCTTGCACTAATGGGGCAAATGAACTTGCGGGGTTAAAAACATAGAAGGCTGCACCATATGACCTTGGATAAGCCTGTCCAAATACATCGAACCTAGCGACTCTACAACCGCATCCCCATCTTGCTTTGAATATTCCACTTCATAATCATCCCACTTCTCCCTCCTTTTTAATGCATCCGCTCCTGAAATTGTTCCAGTTGTCCCCGGAACCATCCTCTCCAACGCAATCAAAGTGCAAACTCTTGTAATAGTGACGGGTGTTGTAGCTACACCCCAATCACCTAGTATCTTAATGTTTCGCATTCCTTTTGGCCATCGTAACCCACTTCTTGCAACCATACGTCTAGCACTGGTTTCTGACGAATAAGTTGTTTCTAAGTGCCACCCTGTCACGTGAAATTCATCTGTAGTATATGTGTACAGCGTGTTGTCTTCCTCATCCACTTCTACAAGCGTAGTTACTGTTATCAGAGGATAATGAACGTCAGGATATACAAATAACATCCTGTCCCCGTTACCATCAAAATAGTTAGTCTCTGCCGATTTCTGATAAAAAATAGTACCTGTATATTGTTCTACTAAGTATTCCGCCAGAGCTATCTCAGCTTCAATCTCGATATCAGAGTAAGCCGTAATATCTATACGTGTTCCCTGTACTTTGTAATTTTTAACTTGCGTCGTGGTTACGTAGTTTCCCATAGCTCCTTTTCCTTAAAAAGTGCAAGCACTTGCACACTCAGCAATCTCGCACTTGTACGTAGAAACTAATAACTTTTGTCCTACCACCATCAGTGAGTATAGTATTCGTACACAAGTAATCCACCCCATCTGTTCCGCCAGATACCCAAATAGTTGCTGTTGTGGAATCTTGCGTTTCGCTATCTTGTGTGATTCCCACAGGCACCACCCAAGTGGAGCTAGTTATAACCTCCCCAGTTTCTAACCAACCCAACGCAGTATAGTCAAACTTGAAATCAACTACATCACTTGAATGCTTCACCTGATTTGCAATACTAGGCATTGTCAATCCCCCATCGTTCTATTTTTTTCAGAAACAGACATAGTATGAAGCGAATCGGGGATAGGGATGCTGATTTGGTCAGGGACAGACATAGTACGAAATGAATCGGGGATAGACATGCTACTTTGGTCAGAAACGGACATAGTCCGAAACGAATCGGAAATAGACATGCTGCTTTGGTCGGGGATAGGCATAGTATAGAGCGAATCAGAGATAGACATACTATTTACAAGGTTAGCCACAGCCATCGGATTCAATCTGCGGTCGGGAACCACCATGCCCCTTGTTGAATCGGCAACATTCATGACCCGCCCCAAAGGCGTGTCTGGCGTAGGAAGAACAGGCGGTGGAGGAAAATCCTCCGCCCATTGTCCACCCATAGCCCACAGTAAGACCGCTCTGCGAGCTAACATTAGCCTAAGTCTCCGATATTTGCCACATGTTTGAGGTAGTACATGAAGAAGGATTTGTTACCACTAACTCCTTCTCCTTCTTCCAGCCCACCAATACCCCCATCCATCATGAGGGTTTGCCACATCACTACTAGCCTATTAGGAGCCATTTTTTATTCCTTATGCTGTCGTGTCACGACCAACAATCATTGAAAATGCCCGTGATCCAGAATCAATGGTGGCACCCACAACAACAAGGTAAGACTCACCGTCCGGAATACGATTACTCGCTTCATCATATTTATAAGAACCAGTTGACCCGATTTGAGTCATCGCAGCCGAAGAAACAAGGTCTGTACCATCAACACGTTTCACAACTTGAATTGTCGGACTCGTGATCCCCGAGGTAATCCGTGCTCCATTGAGGAACCACGTTACTGTGTACTCATCCTTAGAGCTTCCATCATCGTCAATCCACTGAACATGTGCCCAATAGATATCTTCAGAGGTTGCGAGAGTTACTCCGTTACTAACTGCTGTAGTTGTACCAATAGTAACCGATGACTGATCAGCATTGAGATCCACATTATCTGTTGTGGCATCAAAATAAGCAGCAGTGGCAAGAGTTCGGGCAGTCAGGACCGCGTCAAGATTAGTCTTGACTTGAATACCAATTGTACTAGCCGTCACAATTGCAGATGTTGCTACATGCCAAACATCAAGAGCAGAATGAGTACTGAAACCTGTTGCTGTCAGATAAGCTGCATCACCCCTATCTCTCAAAGCTTCCTGTGATTCCGTAGTGGCAACGTAATCACCTGCCCCAGAACCCTCATCCGCATTAACGAGAGTAAGTATGGCTGCCCTGTCCGTTGTAATTGCTGCATCCGACCGCAAAGCAATCTGGAAAAAACCTTCCATAGTATCAGCTACTGCCAAAGTGTCAACAACGGTCTTAATCGCCCCTAGACCATCAGTACCATTGCTAAGGTCTGTTTGGATTCCATCTACAACAGTGTCTACAGTCGTGACAAGAGCAGTAACATCTCCTGCTGTCTGAGTCGTGCCCCCGACTGATAGCACATTAACATCAAGCTCATTCGCGTTAGTGAATACCATCTGATCTGTAATAACTTTAATCGCATCCGCCACCGTATCTAGAGTGGCAACCGATGCATCCAGATTCCCAATATTGGCTTCCACATTGTCAGCCGCTGATGTGCTTCCACTAATACCTACAGCATCCACTGCCAGTCTTCCACCCACACCCTCAAGTCTAGTATGGAGATTAGCAGGGGCACCTAGCACAACAACATTACTAGTGGCGGATTCTGGATAAATATCCAAAATATCTGCATTTGTTTCAGCTTGCGTCAAATCAAATACGTAGTAACCATCTTCAGACTCAGTGGGATTCGTATCTGTAACTGCTGCAACTCCTGCATAATCTTTATCAATGTTAGCTGTAATATTAGATGCATCTCCAGTAACAGGTAACCCTGTGGTGACGCTAAACGCAAACACTTTCCACTTCTGGCTTGCTGTGTTTTTAATTAGCATATTTGTTCTCCCATCTGAGCAATGAAGGTCAAGTAGTAGTAGTAAATGACTGAGGCTACCGTAGAGGATACCTCTTCTTCACCACTTATAGGACTTGAAGAAATGGGACCAAAGCTTACCATTATTCATTCTCTGTATTTTGTTGGCTCGAACTATAAAGTTAACTATTAAAGTCTACTTTTTTTTTCTGAGCCTTACCTCTACTCTGATGTGTCTTCTTTCTTATTACTGTCTTCTCTTATCTTGTCAATCTTACTCCAAAGTTCCACCATTTCAGCAGCTTCTGGACTGTCGATAATTCCTAAGTGGGTAGCCATTAAGACTAGGGCTTTTGCCAGTAGATTTCGTTGTTTCCATTCAGGAGCTAACGCAATAACGGCTTTGCTGGCTTCTTCTCGGCTAACTTTGGCGTCTCTCAGCTCTTTCTGTTCTACTATATAAGCTTCGTGGTCATATGATGCAAATGCGTTATCTAAGGCTTCCTGAGTACAGTCAGGGCCTATCAACAGGTTTCCTTCAACACCAGCGGAACTATCTATCCCTATAGGATGTCCCGCCTGCTCCAGTATCCAGACTACATTCGCCCCTTTTGGTATTTCAATTTGTGCCATTGTTTATCTTCCGATACTGGAAAACCACATACCAACTTGACCTGCCACTGTGTCAATGGTTCCGCCAGTATTAAGGTAAGTCCATGCTTCTATGTACTCTCCCGTATCTAGATAAATATTATTTGTATATCGAACTGTCTCATGAACTCCTCCGGCTGTATATTCGCCCCAGCCAGAGATTCCAAGTCCATTCCTTCTAATAGTAATAAGAATTCTGTCACCCGCAGCAAGAGTGGAATCTGCTGGCTTGACATGGCAACCGCATATACCCCTAACCCGGTGGCGAGCAGTTATCCGTTCATTGGTTAAGTCATTCCAACCTCCATCGTCATGGTAGTTGACATCAAACTCCAGTTTAGTCCACACTCCGTTTGCTATAGCTGTTTGGGCCAAGGTATTATATAACTGAGATAATATTGGTCTACGTCCGTCAGTAACCATTATCCAACGAGTACCGTCGAAGTGTAGACCCACCATATCTCGTGTCATATAGAGTAACATAGTGAAGTTATCACCATACTCAGGACATATGATGTAATTGCTTCCACCATCTATAGTCAGCTCGTAAGCGTAGGAAGTTAAACCAATCAATGTACAGGCAACGTAGTCTCCTGTATTGGGGGATGCTGGCAGAGTCAGCGTGTAACTATTATTCGACAGGGTGTAGACAACATGCTGACCCGCAAGACATGTATAGTTTTCGTCGGTCTTTGTTACGAAATTAGAACCAATTAGGTTACTAGCTCTAACCGCTCCGTAAACTTTGAGCTGGTCAGTAGCAGGTACTCCTCCGATTCCAGCAAATCCAGTTGCTAAATCGAAAGATAAAACATCTGAGAATGTCTCAACTGCGAGATTGTCTGTCAGTGTGTTGAAACCAACCAACTCTCCTGCTACAGCAATCTCAAGGGCTTGCTCACCAGTTGCTCCTCCTGTATCTTGTAGAATTATCCCCGCTGCGGTCGAACCTTTAAGTGTTGCATATCCTGCACCAGAAGCTTCGGTGACTGTTAGATCGTCAGTTAGAGCAAGGCCATCAAATGTTGGCACGTCGGTGGTCTTTAGATTCTGATCAGTAAGGGTAGAAGGGTGGACTATAAATATATCCTTGCTGCCCGCCCCCCAATCGACTTCTGCATCGGAATTACTACTCTTAATAACTGTAGTTCTGGCGAGGTCTGGAAGAACGGTGTATGTTCCAATTCCAACTTCCCAGTCTGTTCCATCTGTTGCACAATAATGACAAGTGTTAGTATCTCCGACAACAGAAAAATCCTGGTAACCCGTGACTGCTCCATCCAATATATAGGCACCTGTACCCGTCGTTGTTGTGGTTTCTTTTACTCTGTCAGAATAAACCAACGCCATTTAAGAGCACTCTTGGGGGGAATAGAGTAAAGGTGCAAGCACTTGCACTTTCAAAATGCTGCGGTATTCTCATTGGCAACCTGAAATTTACAAACACCACTAAGGGTCAGGGAATCCGAAGGAGCTGACATGGAAATAACCAATGAATGCCCTGCCCCGAAAACAAGGGACTCACCTTTGTACGTGTACCCTATCTCCACACTAGCCGCCACAACATCTAGAACTTGACGTGTCCCACCACTATTCTGAGTAGTATTATTCACTTCCCATGCTGTTAACGCCGTGCTATCCAATTGTCTAGCATCAACTGGGATAGGAACAAAAGTAGTTCCTCCGGAACCCGACGTAGGGGAACCTATCACTCTCTCAATTTTGAATTCAATGTGTTCCGCTTCCGCATCCCCAGAGTCAGATACTTGACTGACTCTACAACCTAGTAATCGCGTTAGCTTACCTGTAGGAACCACATGTTCAAACAAATCATGTAACGCGGTTACTGCAACTCCACTAAAACTCACTACGTATACATTACTGGACATTATTGCCTTTCTCTCTAGTTGAGAATTTCTCGAAAAGCTCGTATGACTGCTTCGGGATGTAACTCTCCACTAATGTGATGAGGTATCCCGTCTACTTCAATCTGAATACTATTCTCATCCCCGAAAGTAACCAGCACTTTGACGGGGAGATGTGACCCATTGTACCTAAAAAAGTAACCTGCTTTTTCCAACGCTGTTACAATAGTCCTAAATTTATCCAAATCTCCACTGTAACTAACTACTCGTTGAGGTGCTTTGCCTTGCTGAGCAACATGAGCAGGAGGCAAGTCCATGCCTAGTGTTTTAAATACTCTTCCCGGCGTGAGATGCTTAATGCAAGCACTTGCACAAGGATCGTTTATTTTGAGGCCCCTGCTGGGGACTTGGCCAATGTCTTTGAAACAGTCCACTGCTGTCAACGTGGGGTATCTACCTATGACGTGTTCTGGAACAGTATTAGTGAAAAATACATGCCCCGGTACGCCTAGCATACCTGCGATATGGGCGAACCCCGAGTCGTTCCCAAAATATAAGGCACATTGCTGCAATATCTTAGTCTGCTCTACCAAACAACTTGATTCTTCCCAAAGACACTCATTGTCTTTATTACAGTATCCAAAATCCCCAAACGTCCCTAACCATTTTATCTTATATCCCTCTTGTACGTAGTATGCTGCTAGCTTTAACCAAACACATACATCTATTCTTCTATTTGGATTACTTGCTCCAGCATGTATAGCGACCCACTTTTGTTTTGGTTCTCCTTCGGGGAACTTTTTCAAAGGTGCTGACAATATGCCCAGAAAGTCTCCCGCTAATTGATAGTAATCCTTGTTGCGTATTTCTCGATGTCCCGCAACAAATACTGGATCACAATTAAATACCCCACCATACTGTCCTCGTACAGCAGTTGAATTTAGATCCGCTGCCTTTCCAACAAATACATCTGCCCCCACTAAGTACTTAATTAAGTCTACTTGATGTGCTCTCACATATATCGCTTTATTTGCCTTTGCAGATAGAGCTACCCGTGTGAGTATTAACGCATCTCCTATCCCGCCCACTACTTTGATTGCTGTGCTTCTCTCGTCAACTGACCATTCATTTGTCAAAGGCTCAGCACGGGTTTGTACTTGTATACCGTGCATCCTAGACTGCCTTAAAAAATAACCGGTACAACTTAATCCTTTAAGCTGTACCGGTTATCGGGGAGAGAAGGTCAAAACTTAGTGCAAGCACTTACACTTGTTTACTACGTGTAATCCGTTCCGCTCATAGCAACATTAGTTGCAATTACGACGAGGTCGGGATTCTCGATTTCAAAATCACACTTATAATGAATAGTAGCTTGCCACAGATCCAAACGTGGCTTGCGTTCCCATTCAATCGTGATTTCACGTCGGATAAACCAGATGAAGTTAGCCATCGGGGTCAGCCAGATAGAACTGCCATCAACTCCGGCAGTTCCATAACTGAGGTCTTCCGGCATAAGAGGAACTTCCAACATCGAAGTACCCCAAGGCCCCGGAGCCATTCCACTGCTAAGAGCTGAATCGCCTCCCGTAGTCTCACGGTCGGACCAATCCAGCTTCCACTTATCAGCAGGCCCAGAAGGCATAACCCAACGGTAGTCAGGCTTGGCAACACGATACCGAGCCGGAATCTGTCGCTTCATATCATAGTACAGAAGCTTACTAGGAGCCGCACCAGCAGCGTCAATCTGCTGGGCCGCTGGAACTTCCGCCTCAAGAATCTTCTGAAATCCATCATTGACACCAAGAAGATTATTCTCGGCAGTCTGGGCATCACCTGTCGTCAAAGAATCATCACCTTCAATGGCTGCCAACTCGATGTCGATAGCCATCCGTTTGGTAAACATACCCATAACACGGTCTCGAATCTGCGTACCTTCGAGGTTCTCTTCCTCGAAGTCCGTTCGCAGATCAAAGGCCGATCGGTACTTCACCATGTCATAACTGACCACGCCCTCAGTTGGCGTAGACACGGTGGCACGTGAAGTCGTTGACGCACCTTCAGTGACAATAGTTCCCAAGTCGAGCTTATTGATCTCCCCTTTGGAATGATCTTTTCGCTCGCTTCGGATGTTCTTCAGCAAGACAGAGGTATCAACCAGAAGGTCAATGAACCTGTCCGCCTGTTGGCGATTCAATACACTGTTAGGCAGTGTATTGGAATCAATCGCTGACTTGGCAACATCTTCGCTGACCAAGAAAGGAAGGGGAAGGTTAATTCCGAATGTAGCCATCTTTAAATCTCCGTGTTGGTTAAAATGAAAGCAGAAAAGTAGTTAGCGTGGGACTATTGGCCAAGTCCAAACATGCCGTTGAAGCAATCATTTGGATCTTCCGACTTTGTAACAGTAGTTGTCTTTGTTTCAACTTCTGTTTCCGTAAGATCCTTACGAGGTGCTCGTGTAGGAACCGCATCACCCACACTCTTTTTCACATCTTTCATTTGTTGGGTCATGTCCGCCAACTTGTCTTCCATGAGTTCCAATGCGGACTTCTCGACCACTTCCGGCTCAAGTGGAGCCACTGCCTTAGTAGCCATCTCCGTAAGCCTCGTATCCATAGCCGTCAGGTTTTCCGTAAGCTGCGTTAAAGCCGGCATAATACGACTCAGTGTGGCTTCAACGGCCTTGGCAACAGTTTCTTCCAATGGCGTAGCTGGTGTGGCCGTCTCTTCTACTTTCGCAACTTCCACTTCATCTACCTTCTTTTCTGTATCCTCCACGGATGTTTCTTCCGTGACGGTAACAGGGGCAGCATCCTCAGTGACAACTTCTTTCGTGACCTCTTCGGTCGCTGTTGCAATACCGGCCATGTGTTCTCCTTGGTTAGTATGGCTTGTGGCCTCCAGAAACTTACTCATAGACTCTTCTGAAACAGAGTCCTCCTGCCCAGGTGTCCCTATCAACATGGTAACTCCTTGGGCCGATTTGACTGTAAGCAAGCCCTCTTCACGAAGGTCACGTCCAGCCGGATATGCATAATACTTTTCCGCGTCTTCTGCTAACTCAAAAGCATCCGCACCTTGAAGTGCAAGTGCTTGCACTGCTGACTCTCTGTCATGCTCCTCTTTATCGAACCAAAAAGAATGAATAGCATCTTTCGCTACAACAAAAGAAGACTGAGGATTATTAGGCACGTCTACCAAAGACACTTCCCACATATCAATATGAGAATAGCCTTTGTAAGATGTATTAGTGCTGGGGTCATGCTTGAATTCGGGGATACTCCTC